AAAAAAAGAAACTATTCAGGGGTGTCGCCTGTTTTCGCAACAGCGCGTGGAACGATTCAAGGTTTACTAAGATCGACAAATGATTATAAGTGGGCTCATGCGATCAGTTACGGGGTAAGCGGCCAAGAAAGAGGCAGTACAACATTAGAAGTAAAGTTCCGCATCATTAATTTTGACGCTAAGGAAACTCAAAGAATTAGAATACGAGGGGTGGGGTACGACCACTTTAGAGATAACGGTGAAAATCGTACTCAAGATCTTTCTGATTCTTAGCCATGGGACTTAACTCAACCTCTGTCATAAAGATTGTTGACCTTCTGTGTGAAGGTCCGATTGAAGGTATCGAAGGGGCTCGTAAAGGCGTCTACTTAGACGAATCACCGTTGCAAGCACAATCAGGCGAAGATCTTGTCGATAAAGATCTTGTTACATTTGACAGCAACAAAGGCGGTCGTGAGCCAAGTTATCTATCCCAACTAAAAGGCGGAGAAGTAAATACAACCATCCCCGTTCAAGAAGGCGAAATTGGTAAAAACTACGAGGAAATTTTAGACGATGATACAGGCGAAGTAAAAGCGCGAAACTACGGTAGTGGACAAAAAACAGTGCAGATTACTGACCCTGACACTGACAGCATAGATTTAATTTTTACAATCCCAAAATTATTTTCCAGCGCCCAAGAAGGCTTAGTAAAAGGGCAACTTTTTGATGCTCGAGTTTTCTTTGATGTATTCATTCAATCTGTAGGCAGCGGAACAAGCTTTAAACGAATTAAAGTTGCTGATGTTGATGACGTTAGCGAAGCTTTCCGAAACAATGGTGGCCCTGAAGTTTTTTACATTGAAGGGATTAGCACCACTGCTTATCAATTTAAAATAAGTGGGATTGAGCTTGAAGGGAAAGCCCCTTGGAACGTAAAGGTCACAAAGTATCCGCAGGCAAAGTATCAGGGAGACATCTCTCATACTCGCTCAGATGCTGCTGATGTAGACCAAGACATTTTTCGTGCTACTTATCAAGAGTTTGAAGACCTTTCAAAAACTACTCCTTTAAAAAGTGGTCGCGCCAACACTTTGTTCTGGACTTCAATTGTTAAGACGATAAAAGACAGGACTGCAAATTCCTATTGTGCAACTGTAGGGATGGACATCTCTACCGAGGAATTTCAAAGCTTGCCAACTAGAGCGTATCTAGTTAAAGGCAAAAAAGTTCTTGTCCCGTCAAATGCCGTGCCAAGAGACGACGGAAGCTTGGAGTTTATTGGATCGTTTGACGGCAGTTTAGGCGAGGCAGTTTGGACAACATGCCCCGTTTGCATTTTCTACGATCTTATGACCAACAAGCGTTATGGCGCTGGTAATTTTATCGAAGCAAACAACTTAAGCTGGGTTGACCTGTACCCTCTCGCTCAATATTCAAATCAGCTTATTGACGGAGAACCAAGATTTGCTTGCAACGTTGCAGTTTCTTCTCAGGTACAAGCTTTTACAATCTTCCAAGACTTTGCCAGCGTCTTCAGAGGCATGATGTATTGGCAGTCAAACACCATCCAGTTGACTGCAGACCACGGAAATTTAGATAGTTCTATCGTTGACCCAGTTCATATTTTCTCTAACTCAAATGTAATTGATGGGGTTTTTAACTACAGCGGTTCTTCTCTAAAAACACGCAGCACTAGCATCAGGATTCGTTACATCGACCCGGACAATTTCTATAAACCCAACATTCTTGTTGTTGAAGACGCAGAGCTTATTACTAAATACGGCTATCAAGTCAAAGATCTTTTGGCTTTTGGCTGCACATCTAAAAACCAAGCTCGGCGGTTGGGGCGTTGGATGATGAAATCAGAAGAGCTAGACGCCAATACCGTTACATTTGCTGTTGGGCTTGATGGGGCGTTGGTTTTTCCTGGACAGGTCTTTGCTATTCAAGATGAGTTACGCGCTGGAACACGCTTGTCTGGAAGGATCAACAGCTCAACAACAACCAGCATTGTCGCTGATCAGCCAATTACGTTGCCAGCTGGGGCTAGCCCAATGCTGACTTGTATTCTCAACGACGGAACGGTTGAAAGCAGGTCAATTTATGTAGGAGCCAGCACTAGCGGCACAACGATCACGGTTCAGTCTGCGTTTAGCTCACTGCCTTTGGTGCAAGCTGTTTATTCGATTAGTACCACGGAAGTAAACGAGCAAAAGTTCCGGTGTCTTTCAGTGGGGGATAATGGTGATGGAACGTTTGCTGTTGTCGCGGTGCAGTTCAATGACAGCATTTATGGCACTGCTGACGCTGGGGGAGAGCTGGAGTTCAAAGACGTTACTACCGTGGATGAAAAGCCACAGATGCCCATAATCTGATGCCAATTGATTTTCAGTTGATTGAAAAAGACGGCGGTGTGACTAACCGCGCAGTTACCTCTTGGGAGCGAGGGGCAGGCGGTTTTACTGCTTCGTTTGACGTAAAACACCGTATTGACAGAAATAGCTTTGAAATTTTCAACACCACGTCAACAAGTTTTAATGTTGATGGCATCAAGCCTGGGACAGTTTTTGAGGTACAGGTAAGAGCTGTTGGCGTTGGTTTTCCTCCCAAGAAATCTAGGTATGCAAGAGCGACAGCGATTGCTCCTGATTTGCCGAAGCAAATTCCAAGTAATCCTGACGAGACACTTACTGATGTTGTCCCTAACGTTTCTTCTTTATCTTTAGCGCCCATCGATGATAAACGAGCAGTTCTTCAGTGGGTTTCGCCAGTCAATGCAAGGCTTAATAACTTAATTGCTATTGTTCGCCATTCGCGAAAGACAGATGGCACTGGAACGTATGCAGACTCTACAAAACTTATAGATGTTCCTGTTCAATTAAATCAAGCCACCGTTCCTCTTTTAAATGGCGAGTATCTAGTAAAACTTAAGAATCAAACGACTAAGCGTTTAAGTGAAACTGCAGTCAGCGTTGTGGTGAGCAACCCTGATTCTTCGCCAGGTTTTCTAGTTCTGAATGTTCGCGAAGATTTAAACGAACCACCGTTTAGTAGTGGCAGTTACAAGCGTGGCGTTTTTTATAGCGACTTTTACGATGGCTTAGTTTTAGATGGAGACGCCTTGTGGGACAGGGATGTTCCTGGCAATATTGATGATTTGTCCGAGATTGATTTTATTGGCACTCGCAACTTTAGCGGCGAGTATGAATTTAGTTCAGTTTTGGATTTAGGTGGAAAATTTCAAGTGTCTCTCGAAAGGGTGCTTGGCAATCGTGGCTTGTACCCAAGTGACTTGATTGACGATAGAGCTGAGCTGTTGGACAGCTGGACTGACTTTGACGGGACACTTGCCGAAGATACGTCTGCAACTATCTATTTCCGCTCCAGCGATGGAGAAGTAAAACAAGACGATGTAGGGCTAGAGGCAGGCGCTGACTTGCTTTTACTTGAAGATGGCACAGATCTGAAGGAAGAATTGTCAACCGCGTTTACAGCATGGAGGGTTTTGGATCGCAACACGTTTGTTGGTCGCACGTTCCAGTTCAAAGTAGAGCTTGAAACCGATCACGTTGATCAGACCCCACTCGTTGATGAGTTGGGATTCACGGTAACAATTCCTTCGCGAGTAGAAAACGGATCTTTGCAGGTTTCTGGAGCGGCAGCCAAGGCGGTGACGTTTGCAAATGCGTTTTATGAAGCGCCTTCAGTCGGGATAACAGCTTTCAATCTGCTCAGTGGGGACTATTATGAAATCACATCCGTAACACGCACTGGTTTTACGGTCCATTTCAAAGATTCCAGCAATCTGTCGGTGGATCGAAATTTTCAGTATGTTGCAGCGGGCTTTGGCTCTGAGCAGACTTAAAAATGGCAACGCACGATTACGTCATCGCCAACCAAAGCGGTAGTGCGTTTCGCGCTGACCTGAACGATGCTTTAGGCGCTATTGTCACGCAAAACAGCAGTAGCACTGAGCCTGGAACGAAATACCCTTATCAATATTGGGTTGATACAAGCACAACACCTGCCTTACTAAAACAGAGAAACGCTGCAAACGGTGCATGGATCACGCTTGCAGAAGTTGATGGTCAGCAGCTTTTAGGCAATGGAACAACGTCTAAACCTGCAATTGCATTTGTTAGCGATGTAAACACTGGCTTATACAGGGCTGCAGCTGACGAAGTTGGAATTGTTACTGGTGGAACGGAGCGCGTCCGCGTTGATTCCAGCGGTCGATTGGGTGTAGGCACCACAGATCCTACAAAACTTTTAGAAGTTAGTGACAATAACCCCATAATTCGTTTAAAAGACACCGACACCAGTTTAGGTGACGCGCAACAAAGTTCTGCTATTGAGTTTTATCAAAGCGACAGCAGTGGCGCAGGCATCGGCGCTGCGATTGTTGCGAGCGCTGAAGGTACAACCGGTGAGTTGGCAATGACTTTGCACTCAGGGTCTAACACTGAAGCAATGAGAATAGACGCTCAAGGCCACGTAGGTATTGGGCTAACAAACCCCTCAAGCTTTAAGACTAATGCAGATGATTTGGTCGTTGGTGACCTTTCTGATAGCAATGGTCACGGCATAACTATTGCCTGCAGCGCAACAAACGCTGGGCGCATTTGTTTTGCTGACGGCACATCAGAAACGGACGAACAACGCGGAATGTTGGTTTACAACCACGATAGTTCGAGCGATGCAATGACTTTCTTTGTCGAAGGTACACAAGTCGCCTCAATTCGCGGTGATTGTTTATATGTTATGGGCGCTACTTCTCAAGGTGGGAGAGCCGATACAGGGATAGTCAAGGCGCGTGGGATCAACACTAAAGCCGGACTTAGCGGCGCTTTAGAAGGCAATGCTTTTAACATTGAATGGACTGGAAGCGGCGCACGCCTTTGGGTTGACAGCTCCAACCAAGGGACAATATCCACTTCGTCAGATTATCGAATTAAAAAAGATATTGAAACAATATCAACTAATTGTATTGACAGAATTAAACAGTTGCGCCCGGTTCAGTATCAAATCAAAGATTATGAAATCTATGTTGCTGATGGTGTAACTCGCGAAGGTTTTATTGCCCATGAGGTTGCAGAGGTTATTCCTAGCGGATGTGAAGGCGAAAAAGATGCAGAGAATCAGATTCAATCATTGCGTCTTGATGCGATTTTGAGTGTGACGGTTAAGGCATTGCAAGAGGCAGTCGCCAAGATTGAAACACTTGAAGCCCGTGTTGCAACCCTGGAGGCTTCCTAATGGCTGATCGCAAACTTTCACAACTCACTGAACTTACAGCGCCCGCAACGGCTGACACTTTTCTTGTTTTAGATGCGTCAATATCAAATGATGCGAACAAGAACAAAAAGATTGAGTTTGGAACGCTGTTCACCCACATCCCTGATGGAACAGTTTCAGCCCCATCTTTTAGTTTTTCGTCTGATACAGGCGCAACAGGTTTTTACCGTAGTGGCGCAGACGAAATTGGAATTAGCATAAATGACACATACAAATGTAAGTTTACGTC